GCACTGGCAGCATTGGTAACGGATTTTTCCTGTTTCTCAAATTGCTTTATTAATGCAGTTTGATCTTCTAATTGTTTTAAATGTGCGCGCAGATCTTTGCTTTTGTTCTTTAAATCATCCAGTGAACTAGCAGCATCATCTACATCACTAGACAATAAATTTTTAGCTTTAATCACTAACTCAATAATTGAATCTTTTATACTCATATTTATGCCTTGGTTTTTGATTAAAGCTGAAAATTAATAAGGATTTTTAAGTAAAAAAAAGGGTGATAGTTACCTATCACCCTTGATGTTTATTAGTGTTTTCTAGTTATGCAGATTCACGCACAAAGAACTTGGATTTATCCGATGCGGTGATCGCATCATCGGCTAAACATTCACCCTCTAATGCAAATTCACCATAGTCATCACCGATCAGACTTAAACCTGATGTAGGTGCTGGTTTCCAGCGGTACACCTTCACTACCGACGGTTTACCCGTTTCATCATTCAGGCCGTCAAAGACAACCCGAATGTCTGCGCCGGAATTAACCAGGGCTTGCAGTGCAGAAACGGCGCGCGTGGTATAGCTCACTTTTAGCGCGGCTGCGTCAACAATAGCGCCACCTTCCAGCGTTTTAATGCCGGCTGCGGTCACTTCGTAATCAGCACCAACAACATAAGTAGTTGCATCATCTGCGGTTTTTAAGGTCACCGTTGCGCCGACATCGAGCATTTCTAGTGTTTCAATTAACCCCGGTGCTTTCGCTGTAACAACTTCATCGGAGATCACTTTACTGGTTTTAACGGTCACATTGCCGCGCAGGGCCAAGGCTAAGTTTTCATTATTAAACGAGTCAAGCGTGGCCGCGAGTGTGACGCTTTTTACACGCTCTGTTGATGCAATATTGCCTCCACCGGGGCGGTAACTCGGGCGGGTTTTCTTTTCGACTTCGATGGCAAAATCTAATTTGCTGACGTTGCCAATATCTCGACCATCAGCATAAACGATGCCCAGGCCAATGTACTGCTCATTAATTACAGTCATGATTAAGTATTCCTTGTATGGTTAAGGGGTTAGTTGTAAATATTTAACACGTAGGGGGAGCGTTACTGTTAAATAATTAAAGGTATCCGTGTGTGAAAACACCGCCTCTTCGGTGCTTTCAAACTCAATTGCCAGGCTATTTAACGGCGTTGATAATTCATTGAACAAAATACGTCGTACATCAACGAGCAACTGTTCACGCTGAGCATCTGCAGTCGCATTTTCCCGAACGCCCAACACTAAAAACAATGACCTGTCACTGACCTGCTTACTTGGCTTAATTCCACATTTATCGGTATTAGACTGCAGAACAGCTAATAACCCAGATGTAGTTTCAGCGAACATAGAAAAATAGCCACTGAATGCATCCACGTTTTCAAGCGTCTCTAAACGACGGATGATTTCATCTTTTATTTCAGTTATTTTTAACGTCATTAGATAGATTCCAATTCAATAAGCAGTTCATCACGAGCCAACTGCCGGGCTTTAGGTTCAATATCTTTGCGTACTGTATTAAAAACTTGAGATACGCTAGGGCCATGTAATACGTCATAATCTTTTTTGCCACGCCCCGTTCGCACCGCAATACCCATCCCCTTTTCACCATTGCCTTTTTTAAGGGGAAGATAAAAACCGCGGATAAACTTGGTGCTTCCCTTAGTTTTAACTTTTACAGTGACCCCTTTACTTTTAAAACCAGAAGCAATACCGCGCATCGGATCACCTTTAGATCGCTTAGGGTGTTTGACTGGCGTAATCACTTGCTGCCCGTCAAAACGATCTATCAATAACCCGCGCGTTTGCGCACCTATCACAGCTTCAAGTTTGTCACCTTTAGCAAATTGATAAATTTTCAAGTTTTGGCGGATATAGTCGGGTTTAAGGTTGACCTGTTTCCGAATATCATTAACAGCCAAGGTTAACGACTTGCGGGCGGCTCTATTGATTGCTTTGGCACTGGCCTTATCAACAGATGAGGGCAATGTTCTGATACCTTTTTTAAAGCTTTCAATATCATCTTCAAACATGGTTCATCCTCAGCGTTACTCTTCCAAAGCGCTATAAGTAATTAAGCTACCGTCTATATTCATCTTGCGGTTTAAGCGGTAAGTTTTGTTCAAGCAGATCACTTCATCATGCCGTTGAATATTTGTGTGTGTTACACGCGACAAAGTAATTTGTATTATTTTTTCAATGCCCACTTCACTTTGTATCTCTACATCTTCATCGACAATCACAAAGGTATCTACCGGTTCAAGCCCCGCTGCTAGATAAACAGCGGGATCACCTATGCGCCTTAATGCCATGGTTTCCTTACGCGCAAAGCGTTCAGAAAAGCTCATTAGCCGAGTAACACTTGCACAGTGGCGTCACCCGTTGCCGCATCGGCATAAGCAACTCCCGCTTTGGTGTTATCGGTTGCCGTAACGGTAATTGTGCCATCTGCTTTGGCATAAACCGTTACGCCTTGCTCCATAGCGTCTGTGCCTTTGGGTAGCGTCCAAACACCGGTAATTAGACAGGTAATGGTTTCGCCTGATTTACCATCCACAAAGGCGATGCCAACTTTATGGCCAATAATAATTGCATCACCAGATGCACAATCAGCTGCTAATAGCACATCTAGCGATTTGCCTTCCGCTACATAATTTCTAGCCATGATATTTCTCTCTTATATAAAATTTAGGCAATAAAAAACCCCTTTCGGGGCTTCATTTGTCGTTTGAATTATTGTGTTTTACACACCTGTACTACGGACAAGTCCGCGGTAGTCAAGTGGCGCAACACCTGCATCAATACGCACTTTTGTTGCAACACCATCAACCGTGAAACCTTGCTCTTGCTCCATGTACGGCGTATCAATGCCATCAAGATAAGAAACTTCAATCGTATCTCTACCTTTACCAGCAGCTAAATAAAACGCGGTGGCACTAGCATCGTCCAGACGAGGCTCGGCAATGTACTGCGCAAAGTTTTGCATCGGGTTAATAATGCCACTGTTTGCATCGGTGCCTTTCACTGACGCAGAGCCAATGGTTTGCAGTGCTTGCGCTTCAAGTGCTGTTGGTCCGATGATAAATTCAGGACGAATATTGAGATTACGCACTCCATTTTTCTGGCGGCGCATTAACTGACGCAGTGCATCTAATTTACTAATATCACTAATGGCACCTGTGCCTGTATTTTTATGATCAGCATGGAATAGTGTTTTACCATCAGCCATAGCAGGATTGCTGGTTAAAACTGCATACACCAGATCCGCAATAGTGGCTTTTGCTGCACGCCCCATCATAGCGGGAATACGTGTTAACACAGAGAGATCATCATTAATAATCGCCTGGCGTGAGATAGAGAATATTTCACCGTACGTTGCCAACACAATCTCTTCTCCGTGGTCGGATGTGGTGATGTATTTATATTCAGCACCTTCTTTCACTTGGCGCAGTGAGCTAAATGCGCCTAAACCAACGCGTTTAGATATTTTAAAATCACTTAACGAGCCTTTATTTGTCCATTTATCAAAAGTTTCTTCTGACTCTTCCCACCCCACAAGCAGTGATTTATGCGCTACATCAATTAATATTTGACCGAAATCAGAGCTTGAGTGAGTGAATGCAAGCCCCACCATCGCCATCGGCGATAATGTTGCACAGCTAATGCCGCGATCAGCGAGGGATGCTCTCGCTAATTCACGCAAACTATAGTTGTTAAACTGGTTACCAGCTTGAGCCGTTGCTATCCCTGTGCGCGCTTCAATCGACGCACGCACACTATCCCCGATAATATTGCCGTTACCGGCATGCAGATGAGCATTATTTGCAGGTGCGGATGGTGTGATATCACGCCCTAGCGCCGCTAATATTTTATCTTTCGCTTGCTCAAGTGTGCAGTTCATATCATTAAGACATTCGCTTTCGACTTCTTTATGTTTTCCGCCAAAGTTGGCAAAAAGGCTATTAATCTTATTACGACGATTTGCTTCATCGGCCATCACTTTAGCTCGAATTACAGTTTCATCAAGTGCGGCCGGCGGATCGACAAGTAAATCTTGGGGTGGTGTTTGGGGATCTGATTTTGGTTTTACAGTACCACGAGGTTGTAGCAATGCTTTTAATGGTGCTGGCATATTGTAGTCCTTCATTCTATTTGAGTTTAAATAATTAGCAGTTTGTAATGGTTCGCTTAACTCATCGGCAAACCCTGCTGCCACTGCTTCCGACCCAGTAAACCAAGTTTCTTCAGCAAGTAAGTTTGAAATTTCGTTTTCGGTTTTGCCTGTTTTATTGACATAAGAGGCAATCAAGGTGCTTTCAACTTTATCCAAGAGATCTGCATATTTGCGCATATCATCAGCATCCCCCATCTGACCGCCCCACGGTTTATGGATCATCATAAAGGCATTTTCTGGCATAATAATTTTGTCTGCAGCCATTGCAATCACAGACCCCATTGATGCCGCCAAGCCATCGATGTAACAGGTGATATAAGCAGAGCAACCTTTGAGCAAGTTATAAATAGTCATCCCTTCAAAGACATCACCACCAGGAGAATGGAGGCGCATTTCGATGTTCTGCACGTTGCCTAAATTTCGTAACTCTTCAGCAAAGCGTTTCGCCGTAATGCCATAGCCACCGATCTCATCGTAAATAATAATGGTCGCGCTGTTATTGGCTCTGGCTTGAATTTGAAACCATGAATCTTTCGGGGGAAAACTTAGCCCTGCGCGAGGAGCACATAATATTTTTTTATTCTTCATCTTCTTTTTTATCCTTTTTCTGGCGGGGCTCAATAGTCGGCTTTGATTTATCTTCAGCATCAATTTGACGGGTGACTTCTCGAGGGACTTTCCCACGAGAGCGGATCCATTCAGCATCAGAAGCAACTTTGTTGTGACGTAGTGTCTCCCATGCATCCGCTTCTTTTTTCGGATCAATCCACGGCATAGTTGGCGCCAAATAAAGTGCATCAAATAGCGTGTTAGGGTCTAAATCTGACGGTAGCTTCAAATCGCCGAGCAAATCCATCTCTAGCCAATTGCGATAAACAGGGCGGGCCCATTGTGATACAAATTCATCTTGTAACACTTCAAAGCCAATCGTTGATTCAACCAACTCTTGTCGTTGCGCAGAATAGGAACCGTTATAATCGCGAGCAACTGAGGAATAACTGGAGCGAACCCCTGAAACGGCCGCCTTAATTTGACCACTGCGCCAATCAACTAACTGTGAGTTGGGGCGATTAGATTCAATCATGCCGACTTCTTCACCAGGTAATAGTTCATCAAACGTAGCACCTGGGCTTAAATCAAAATGCCGTTGTTCAGCCGGTTTGTTATCAACGTCATAGAGATCAGGCGATCCTTTTTTGATATACATACCTAAGGCCGCCGCGATTCTGGCCGCAACACGTTCAGATTCTTCATAATCTTTTAAATCAGCTAAACGAGTGATAATTCCATGGAACAGGGTGACACCACGGAGCTGGTGAATACGTTTAACTAATGCTAGATGCAACATATTATCTGCAGGAATAATCTTCATTATGCTGCGGGTTAGTATTTCTGATGGGTGTTCATATAAAACATGGTAACCAGTTGGCCGTCCCCACGCATTTACTGCAATACCTTGTCGTATTTTCTTCGCTAAATCATCTTGCATAGGCACAAAATCAGCTTCAAGCAGTTCAATGGCAAACTCTGTTTTAGTCAGATATTTATAAGCAGGGACTTTGCCTTTAATTAACTGTGCAAATATTTCGCCATCGCGCAGCCAAGAACGAAGCACCAAGCGCTCAGTTTGAGGACGTGTAAATCGGCCTGTTACTTCGGGTTTTAAACTCCAATTCTTAAAGCGCTCACCAATCTCTTCTGCAAGTGCGGTATCAATTTCGCCCGACAATTTACGCGGTTGAGGTTCGATCATGATGCCACTGGCACCGATCACCCTTTCCTCTAATTTATCGAGAATACCAATTGAGATATCATGATTTTCATCGAGCCAACGTGCCTGCTCGCGCAATGATTTCCCTGCGGCAAATACGGCTTGATTAGCACTGCGTCGCTCTTTATTGGCTTTATGTGTGCGACTTGGTAACGCAGCTTCATAAGCATTCACTTTATGACGGCTTTCAGCGCGTGACGAAGCCCATCCGGGCGCAAACGCCAAGATGCTTTTTTCTAGTAGATTCATAAGCACTCTTTAGATAAAGCGGATTGTTTTAGGGGATGAACTTTGACGAGACAAGCGTAATAGTCGCAGCTCCCATTCTTGGCGACCTTTACGGATTTCACTCAGGTTTTCAGACTGAAACATGCGATTACCAATCATTACATTTTTGCCCTCAAGCAAGTCTGATTCTGCAAGTTCATATTTAGTGATCATGTCGATACACTTTTGCTTTGTTATCACAACCAACTACCTCCTGAGTTATTTCGTTTGATAAAGTTATTTTGTTGTTTATTGACTTGTTCAGGCTTTTTGATGGGCTTTATGAATTCAACAGCTGTATTTTCTGCATCGTCACCACTAATTAAATTAGGATTTGAACCCCAATCTTTAGCCCAGGCAGGTGGTTGGTCCCATTTTATTTTTTCATAGCCTTTGAGCAGTAAAATGGCATTGGCATAACAAAACAGATCGATAGCTTCATTACGCGCACGTTGAGAAATTTTCGTCCACTTACCATTAGCTCTAACTTCTGCAGTTAACTCTTCATAAAACCATTCTCCAATCCAATCAGGAAAATGGATATAATTTGCCCCTGCTTGGTCACGCTCTAATGCGGCGCTTAAGCGATCTTTCAATTCATTTGTTTGCAGCAGATAAAGCGGAACGTCGCCAAATGCCCTAGCTTTACGTGATGAATTATTAGTGTTATCTGGAAAACTCTCTTTAATGATTTTCGCCGAAACGCTACTGGCTCCTTTGACTAAGAAAAAACGTCTATGCAAACCTTTTTGTTTTAAGCGGCGATAAAATTTATAGGCGTTATCAGAAACACCGTCTTCACCACCATGATCACAGGCGGTAAATTGAATCGGCATTCTTCGCCCTGAATCATCATCAAGCTTGTAACTTTTCTGCATTACATCAGAAACAAGTAAATCCCAATCTTCTGCATAGCCCGCCGGATTAACTCGTTCAACAACACCGTCGTCATCAAACCGTTTTGAATATTTAATATTGTATCTATCAATTAACCAACGCTCATTGCTGGCACCATAACCTACAATTTGCACCACAAAACGCGCAGTTCGTCCCCCTTGCACATCTATAGTTGCCACCAAAAACCGCACACCTTGGGGAATAATACGTTTAGTTAAGGGTTCGGCACGTGCCATTAATTCTTCAACCGTGCAATTATCAACACCAGAGCGCGGAATATAGGGCTTACCTAAGTCAGTATTAGTGACCGTTTTAAGCTTGGCTTGTGAGCCCGTTAATTCATATTCTTCCTCAGCATTTAGATATTTATAAACCAGTTGCTGCCATGTTTGGAATGCTGCTGCAGGCCCTTCCATCCAAAAAGAAGCAATGCGACTTTTACGTGCTAGACCGGTCACTTCTCCAAAGCGGTTTACCGTTTGTCCTTCTTTGAGCCAAATTCCATCTTTGTTTAATTTGCGTTTTTGGTGAGAATCAATTCTTCCATCACAGTGCGGGCACTCCATAAAGACCGCGTCAGAGCCTGTTTTTGCATCAGCTGCATTTTCATACCCCTTAAATGTTTCATATACGGGCTGAAAATATTCATTACATTCAGGATTTGGGCATTGCCAATATAACTTGCGTCTATCACCTTGGTTGTAAAGTGAAATAATACCCTCACATGGCGGCGCTTCATGCGGCGTTTTAGCTCGCCATCTTGGATCCTCAACATCAAAACCCGGCGAACTTTCTGCCATTGTCATGCCAGAGGACATAAAAGTAGTGGTACGTTTACTCGCTAAAGAAAAACCGTCACCTTCTCCATCAATGTCACTATCCCAACGATCATAATCCGTTAGTGCGACATAACGATAATCTGATGAACTCAATACATTGATTGATGGCCAACCTATTTTTAAATAAGTACCATCACGAAAAATCTTATCGTGAACATTATTATCATTACGAAATGGGCTTAATCGTTTTTGTAGTTCTGGACTAACACGTAAACAGCGATCAATTCTTTTTTTACTAAACTCACGCGCCTTTTCTTCAGTTAGTTGCACAATTAACATATCTGATGGATCGCAGATCATAATATGCGTTAACCACCCTTCGATTAGCCCATTAGTTTTACCCGTTCGCGCCGGACCAACAAAGATCACCGCATCATATTCACGCGATGCCAAACAGTTCATCGGCTCTAAAACGTAAGGGGCAAGTGTCGAATCCCATGGAATACTATTCGCACCGCCTTTGGGGACTCGCATATATTGTGCAGCTGCTTCTGAAACAGGCATTCGCCTGGGCGCTGCAATACTCTTTGCAATATCTAATCTGAGTTCGGTTGCGCAGGCGTAGGTCATAGTTTACTTACCGCCTCTGCTATTGAATTTCGTAAATCGTCGACTTTGTCTTGTACCATCCGGACTGCATCAGGCGAAAGCCCACAATCACGTTCTAAAATATCAGGTAAAATTTCAAGCTCCGCAATCATGGGCTTTGCTAGATTTGCCATTTGCTTTCTTACGTCATCGACGGGCACTAATTGGCCCGTTTCAACTTCAAATTTTAGGCGCTCATTTTCGGACTGATACCAAGCTTTTCTGTCCATTGGTTTTAAACGGTTAGGATCGGCAGTGTCGGCAGTCGATCCAGATACGCCAAAAAGTGCTGGACCAACATCAGAAAGAAGATATAAATCGGCATTTCCATCACGACCAGCAGGCTGAACATTCACCGCTTTAAGTCGCTTACGCACTGTATCTCTGCCAAATCCGAACGCATCTGCCAAATTGGAAATATTAAAAAGGTAAGGATCACTTTTCATTTTAATCCTTACCTTTTTATCACTATTTATTGGGTCATTTTATGACCTGCTGCTGGTGCCTTACAAAACCGAAAAGTAGCCGAACCCCGACATTTCAGCGCCCCCGTGTGTTGGCGGGGGCTGGGAGTACCTTTTGCACCAACAAAGTGCGCAAAAATCAATCGATTCAGCACGGTTCAACTACGGACACAATCTTGCAAATCTCGAATGTAATTCAGTAACTCAGCTATAGAATCAGGTGGAAGATAAACACCATCAAGTAAGGTATAAGCAAAGCCTTCAGTTGTGGTGAGTTGACCTTTTCCCGTTCTTATCCACTCCAACTGTGGGTAAGTTGGCTCGCACAACCTTATCTGCTTGTTGCTCAATGGTTGAACTACGCAGCTGCTCATTACTAGGCTTGCCAAACATATCAGAGAAGTTCTCGATAGGTTTGCTGCTAACATCATCACGCCGCTGATCACGTTCTGATTGCTTTTGCTGGTTTTCAGATTCATCTAATCTACCTAGTAACCGATTGGCTAAATTAACGAGTGCGCTTAACAGTGCTATCCAACTCATTTTTCGTTCCTCGATAGTTACCAGCTAAATACTCTATAAACTTAATCACCCAAACTGGCAGCTTCACTACCCAACGCGGAGGCAACCAGGCCACAATGTGAGTAATCAAATAGCATACTAGGCCGACAATACCCAACCATTGCGCTGCTTTGTCACCACCAACTAATGCAGATAGAATTTCAAATAGTGGCACTGAATCACTTGATGTTACTGGGATTAAATCAGCAGCCTCCGCTGGTGATGAAACAGCCCATCCCCCCAGTAAAAGCATTAATGCAATGACGAAAATCAGATCAACCAGCACAGCATATTTTTTAAAAAAGACTTTCATTTTATTACTCCATTTATTAAGTTTATTGGATATCTAACTTCGCTTTGATACGTGTTAAATCTCTTTCAGCATTTAGCAATCTCGCCTGAGTTGATTCACCGGTTGAAATAGTCGTATTAACTAAGACCTGTAATCTGGCTAGTGACACTTGATTGCCATTGACAGTGACACCGACCCAAGTGAGTTGCATAACAATTAAAGCGGATACAATCCCTGAAAAGTTTTTTTGCATTACTTACCCCTTCCATCGTGCGCGGTAACCTCGAATGCCTACATGCGTAAACGAACGGTACCGACCCAAGGCTAAAATATCTGAGTAAGCACAATTATCTAAATACTTATAAACATCAGCGGCAGACACACCCGGGATAGCAATATCAGCTCCATTACACTCAATTTCATTACCATTAATGTTTTCAATTAAATGATCTGAATGTTCAGGTGGTTTGATGGTTTTTCCCGCTTTTGCAGATAACTCATGATAAATTTCAGCATGATGTAATTTGCAGCGAGATGCTGAGTTAGGTGTAAACGGCACACCAAAATGACGGCGTAAATCTTCCATCACGATAAGCAAGGCAGCAGAGGCATTACCGCGACCACAACACTTACAGTTAAATTCATTCGGTTTAAAATGTTGTGTGTGCATACGTTTCACCAGGCATAAAAAAACCCCAAACAGCCGAAGCTATAAGGGGTTGAAAGGGTTTGAAATTATTTTATGGCAGATACAAAAACGCCCCGAACAATGTCGAGGCGTGTATATCTAACGATATGTGATTTAGACTACTTGAGTGGGTCCACATTGGCAAGTAGTTATTTAACTAATTTGAGCCCAATCTCGTTGAGTTCAACGAAATGGTCTGGCGCACGGTCATCTACAGCTCCCAAACATCCTAAAATATGTTCCCCTATGATAAATATTTGAAAGCGCTGTAGCCCTTGCCATTATTGATCGCATCGAACATTGGCAAAAAATACCATCTCGGTAATGTCACAGTTCAATTCAACAATCTATTATAAGAATATCTACCATGAAAAAACTATTAATATTCGATCTATTGTTCACATCTCCATTATTCGCTAAAGATACAAATAACTTTGGCTATGCCACCGTGTCCGAAGTAACCAGCACCTACGATGCGGATACATTTAGAATTAATGGTATCGATGCGTCAGAAATACGCGGTAAGTGTGAGATAGAAAAAATGGGGCACCTAAGCCCCACGAATAAAGATGATAAAGCAGGCTATATATTTACCACGCTATTTACCGGCCCAATGATAGGAACATTAGATGTTTTGATGATGTTAGTGTCTAACGTACCCAATTCATTTCCCCATTTGTAAGTAAGAGTTTCAGGATAATAGAGAATTATTCGGTGCCGCATTATGCCCTGATAAAGATAAACCAGACTTCCCGCGGGAGCCTTAAACGTCGTGGTTTGTGTCTCGCTATTGTTCCACGCTTCGCTAAAAGAAAGCTCGAAAGATGTTTTTAAGCCGGCTTTTGCAAACACAACGCCAACGCTGAACTCAGCACCAACGGTCAGTTTCTGGCTAGTTGTGAAATTAAATCCATTTGTGAGGGATTTACTGAATGTGGTTTCAGCATCAGCATTCAAATTATCAAGCGATCCCACAGAGATAAGATTTGGCGCATAAAGCACGAGACGAGCGATAACTTTGTCAGTTGAGTTGCTCAACGGTATTGCATTATCATAAACTTCACTAGTCGGAGCAGGAAGAATATCATAGACTTTCACTTTCGTATCGCCAATGGGGATTATGTTAATAGATGTATTTTTCATAGTTGCAATCCTACAATATAATTATAGTCATCTTGAAGATTTTGTACGTCGTCATAGAGAACAACCCTTGATACCACTGTTGTTTCCGTTTTATGATCTTTCTCCTTTTTCTCTGTATATTTGGAAATAAACAAATCCCAACTGATGTTCATCACGCCAATGGCATCAGCCTCGCGAGCCTCCGGCCTGTAGTTTTTGACCAACAGAAGAACTCGGTCATCCACATTGGTATAGTCCTGATTTTCGGGCAGTTGGTTTGGTGGTGCAATTGCGTTGCTCATAGTTGCTTCCATGGCATCCTTATTTAATCCACCATCCGCCATAACAACAGTGGCCGCTGCTGTTGCTGTTTTGCTAAACATTGCTTTCACGGCATCGGCCGATGCCAATCTTTCATTATTTACTATCGGTTGTCCCTGAACCCCACCAAATATGGGTACCACGCGTGCTTTCAACTCAGCAAAATGTTTTGCATTGATAACTGTCTGCAATAATCGGTCATAGCCGCCTGTTGTTTCACGAGGCTCCCAGTTGCCAACGGCTGCATCAATAAAACCTCCGGCAATGCAAGCCCCTAAGTCGCGCTGACTATTCGCTGGGCCGCTATGAAGATTCGCGAGTGCATAATCGTCATGGACGCTCGATACATTAACACCATTCCGCCGCATTTTGATGCTATATACCTGCATCTTGCCGTCAAGCAATTGGGCTTTAACTTCCTCTGTGTATATGGCTAGTCGTTTTTGGTCTGTGGCGGCGCACGTCAGGCCGATGCGAGCCAACTGTTCTTGCAGAAGCTTAGGAGTTAATTCGGTTGGAGTGGCATTAGAGAGGTCAATCTTCACGCCCTTCATTGGTATCTTTAGGTTTTGTTTCATGATATTCCTTGATGGTTGTTGTGAAATATATCAAAAAATAATATAGACCATAATTAAGAATAAAAATATTACACCTTATTACACGGTCAATATAAAATTGATAGATTAAGTATGTCAGTGCGTGAGGGGATGAGCTCAGCATCTTCGGGTGATGAAAATGACAGGATAAATTTTGCAAGCTTTGTCACTCAAGCAGGTTGCAATACACACAGAATTATTTCCGGTAGGGTTGCTCTCTGTATAAGAGATCACTTAAAGTCTGGCTGATAGCGGCCTTTATTTCTATATCAGAAAACCTTTCCAACTGCCCCGTAAAAGCAACCCTATATAACACATCTCTATTTTTAGAGTAAAATATCTTCCTCTATGATAAATATTTAAAAATGCTGTAGCCATTGCCACAATTGGGCTCATCAAAGATTGGCAAAAAAATCTATCTCAGAAATATCACGGTTTGAAAAGTATTTTCTTGTAAATTACAAACAGTTTTAATAGTATGGGCTACTATTAAATTAGTAGTTTATTAATACTTTCTTGTAGGTAAACAAAATGAAAACAACAACAAGACGTAATGTAAAGTTTCCATTTAGCAAAGAACAAGCTAAAGTGGCTTTCGTTACAATGAAAGAATCAAGAAAACGTCGTGATACAGAAAAATTGAAAGGTATAACTATTGGGTAATATTTCTGTAAGAATCATTGTTGATGCAGAGCTAAAACCATTAGATGAAGTCTCGACATTTATCCTTTCCGAATTCAAACAATTCAAAATAGATAGCTTTACTCACTCTGATAACAATTTTATCACGACAAATGAAGGCATCCAAAAAACAACGCCATCTATTCATTCTCTATTTGGCAGAGATAATGTTTTTGAGCATCCAGTAAAATGGGCCTGCAATATTTTAGAAGAAAATCTATCGCATATTCATATTGATATTAATAATTCATGGAATGAAGATGATGCACAATGGTATTGCACTAGCAATGAGAGCATTGTTTATTCGGGCTTTAAATTAAATAGTGAAGAGTATTGCCTAGTTGTCCATGATTTATTGACCAATGATGAAAATACCCCTGATTTTGATGCACATAATTTCTATGAAGAAGACGATATTAAGTATTATTTGGAAAATTCTATTTACCATAGAATGCAAATAACTAAAAAACAAAAGAGCTAGCCCGCGCGTTTTTTTCTATGTAAATAATACCAAATACCCGCCCATCACGCCGCGCCCTAATAAACAAACACGCCCCCACGCAACACCGTTGTGAACAAGCCAATAGGGTCAATATAGGGTCTTTAATTTTTAATTCTAAAGTCAATAATGGCATGATAGAAGATTGATTCATTGCATGCACAGCAACCACAGTGCAGAACTTAACTCTAAGCTTTATATTTTATCCATAAACTGAAACACATAAGGAATTAACCTCCCTTTAAAAAAAGAAGGAGATTTATATGAAGAGTTAAAGCCCTCAACAAACCCTGTTTCAGGGAAAACTCCAATTGTTCTCATAAACTCTTCACCAATTATCATTGGCTCATAAACGATATTTACCCCTCTACGAGTGAATTCACTTGGGTGATGTGATATCAATTGCCCTATCAATTCACTATCCTTTCTTACTTTGCCTATAGTTGTTAGAAAAGTAGCGTCAATTACCTCTAACGAATCAAGCGTAATCCAACAATGAAATAGGATACTGGACAACCCGCAGTCTAAACTACCGAGTATTTTATCTACTGAATATTCGTAGTAATAGTGTTCTTCCTTTCTCACGCTACCGATTGTTAAATAAGCTTTACAGTTAAATTTAGCTTCAATTTTTGAAATTAAATGGTAATGAGTCCTTATACAT